TAAATTGTGGTGCAGCGGGGCTGCACTACTCATGTATAAGTATTACTCGTCGCCTTCAAGGTGTTTCTTCTCTAGCGCCTTGATCTCGTCAATAACGCGGCTAAGCGTGGCGTGTTTTGCCTGGACGACCTTTACGTCGTCCAGAGTCTTGAACCCAGCGTGTATTAACTGCTCAGCGAGACTAGCGCGCTCTTCATCAAGCCGCTTACTTAGTTGGCTTAATAGGCTCATTGCCCGGCTCCTTCAGTACTTTAGCTGCCTCTAGAGCTATCTTAGCTCCCTCACGAGCGTCCGTGCGCTCGTCGTTATCCAGCTGCGTGGCGATACGCACGCCGGCCTGGACTCCAGCACGGCGGTCCTCAGAATCAATGCGCTGCGCCTGGATCTCATAATCTTGCTGCTGCTTGGCTTCCGCCAGGCGGAGCTTGGCTTGCTCCAGCTGCGCCCGATGCTGCGCTTCCATCTGCTTGATCTGTACTTCCTGCTGTTTGATCTGCAGCTCTTGCTGCTGCATCTGGACGACCGGATCTTGCGCTTGCTGCTGCGCCTGCTTCTGAGCCGCCTCTTGCTGGTTACGCTGCAGTAGTTTGTCCGCGGCTTGGGCGGCAAGACGCGATACCTCGAGCTCTACTTCTTCCGGTAGGTGCTCTTCAGTGCTGGGCAGCTCCGCCCCAAGAACTTTTTGGATTTCAACGCGGTACTGTTCTGCCAAGTGCTCGGTAATGTGCGCTGTAGCCGCGGCTTCGATGGCCTGTGCGAAGGGCGATTGTCCAATCAGTTCAGCAATCTTTGGATCCTGCATCGCGGCCAGGTGAGTACGGATATGCGCCTCATGGTCCTGATAACTAAAGACTTTGACCGGCTCCTGCTTAAGCAAGGCCATGTTCTCAGTGACCGGATCCATAGGCTTAATGTCGCCTGGGAGCTTAACAATATCGTCTGCCTCAGGGATTCCGAGCACTTCGAGCATCTGACGGTGGAGTTTACCCATGTCATAGAACTGCGGCGCCTGCTGCGCCAGCTGAAGGGCAGACTGGTACTGTACGACGCGCTGAGCCATTGTGGCAGCATTAGGGTCGGCGACTGGGATGACATCCACGCGACCGTCAAAATCCCGGGCGCGGTTCGCGTCGTCATCTACCACGTAGCTGTACTCTTCGGGCATGTCGCGGCTGATGATCCGCGCAATGAGCTTAAGCTCAAGCGCGATGGCGGCGTAGACGCGCGCCTGGATACCCGACATAACCTTCATGGAGCGTTCGAGCAGAGCCAGTGTGGTGCCTACCGGAGCTTCTGGGTTCATATTGCCGACCTGAAGGTCCGCTACAGACGCAATGCGTCGTCCTTCTTCTACAATGCTCCCCAGCAACTGATAGAGAACCCCTGAGGGTTCCTTGTACGGCAGCGTCATAATGGCGTCTTTAATAGAGCCGGAGGCGATGTCGATGTCCCGGAACTCGCCCGGAGAGATCGGCGAGTGGTTATCATGAATGCGCATCCCGCGGGCCTTGAGGCCGCCAGGCAGGTTAGATAGAGTGCCGGCGTCAATCAGCTGTCGGAGGATAGATGTCGCGGACTTGGCGAGGCCGCCGATCAGGTGGACAAGCCCCAAACCGTAAAACCCCATACCCGGGACGTACTTATAGTGAACAAAGTGCTCAAGTTTTTTACGTTTTTTGTCGCCCTCGTCCCAGTTACGATAAATAGATAGAACTGTAGTTGAGTTCTTATCAATGGTCACAACGTAAGGGTAGCTTCGACCCGTTCCATCGTCGTCCATGTCCAGGTCTAGGCGCACGTGCATCTCCAGCAAAGTGTGGCGATCGTCGTTTGTAAGGCCCACCGTCTCCCCGTTAAGCTCGTTATACTTCTGCTCGATGTCAGACAGCTCACCTACAGGTTCTGGGAGTTCAACGTCGCGGTACAATCCGGCGTACTGAAGAGATGCGATCTCGTGCGCGGTGCGCTTCATGACGTGTGTATATCGCTCGCTAGTGCGAAGGTCCGACGCGCCGTAAGCCACGATCATATCCTCTGCGGGCACGAACAGGGCAGTGGGGCGCTCCTCGATGGGGTCGTAGTAGACCTTTCGGAATGCTGAGCCCGCCAGCGGCAGACGGAACAAGAGCTGCTCGGTCTCGTCTCGGTACTCGACCATGTTCTCGGTCAACTGATAATTCAGCTCGGCTTCAACACGCTGGGCCTGCTCCACCAACTCAGTGGTTTGTTTACCCATAACCCGGGTGCGTGCAGGGCCAGACGCGGGGAACACCTCTGCCATAGACTGAGCCTGAAACCGCAGCACGGCCTCGGTCATAAGCGGGTGGAACACCCCTGTCGCGCCTTCCCACGGAGTAGTGCGCTCCTCGACCTTCATTCCTAGCTGGTCGATGCCTTTAACGTATGCGTCGGCCCATTCACTGCGGGACTCGCGGTCCCCCTCAAACGCTTCGATTAACTCGGTCGCGATTGTGTCCAGCTCGTCGTCTGAGAGGTATTCGGCCAAGTTCGCGCCGTGCTCGTTCGCGGCTTCTTCATCGGGCGCTCCGCTAAAGTCGAATAACGTACTGCCATCCTCTAGCTCGATTGCTACAGGTTCGCCGTTCTCGTCAGAAAACGCTACGTCTTCACCAAGTTCTACGTTGGTCTCTTCTAGGGCGTCGTCTTCGCCGTTGATGATCTGTTGCATAGCCCTGGGCTGCATTGCGCGGTCAATAGCCATAAAAGTCCTTAATAGTACGCAGTCTGACGCTTACGCGGCACATACTCTTCTTCGTAGTCAGTACCAAGGCGGATAAGACCCCCCTGGCGAAATCTCATTAGGGCATAAACCATCGAGTCGACTAAGTCGTCGTGAGAAGCGAACGGAAACGCCGCCACTTCTTCAACAAGTTCTTCTGCCCACGGGTGATCGGTAACCCAAACCAACCCAGAGGCAATTATATCAGCAACTGAGTTCAAACGCGCCATTTTATCTCCAGACCCACGGTGCGGTGTATACTCCGTTACTGGGATACCCATACGTCTGAGTTCTTGATAGATAGCAACGCCGGCGCTCTTCTTCTCCACAATAAAGGAATCCGGCTGCCATTCGCGGTATTCTTGTATGCACAGCTGTTTGAGGTCCGGGAAGTCCACGCGTTTCTTAATTGAGCTAAGCAGAATGAGGTTATACGCCCCCGTTTCCTCGTTGACGAACACGCCCCAGGTAGTCAAGGCGGTAAAGTCCGCCCGGTTGTGCGTCTCGGCTGCGGCGTCCAGGGACATGATAACCCCCTCGCACGACGGAAACTGGTCTTTAGTCCAGCGCTGCCACCACTCTCTTTTAATAACCGCCGCCTCTTCAGACGTGGGGTTCTGCTGATACTGGGCGTTCCATTGAAACAATGGCATCGAGGCCTTGGTTCGCTTCAGCTCTTTTAGGGGGAAAAACTCAGGCCACAGGGCCTTCTCTATAATTCCACCCTCACCGTCGTCCACTTCCAAGATTGCGGGGAACTCAACTACTTTATACTGGTCAGCTTCTGGGTCTTTAGCCCCCGCGGCTACGAGCCGCCCAGTCAGGTCATCGTTATGCCAGCGCGTCTGCACCACAGCAATTCGGCCGCCCTTCATAAGGCGGGTACGCGCGCCGTAAGCGAACCAGTTGTATGTCGTCTCTAGCGCACTAAAGCCTCCTGCTAAGAGACTCTGCTCGGATATGGGGTCGTCGACAAGTAACAAGTCAGCGCCACGACCAGCCAGAGCAGAGCCAACACCACAAGCAAAAAACTCCCCACCATAATTAGTATTCCAACGGCCAGATGATTTAGAATCGGCTGCAAGCGAAACATCAGGGAATATCTCCTCAAACTTGTCACTAGCGATCAAGTTCCTCACCTTACGGCCGAAGTCTACCGCCAAATCAGCGGTGTGTGAGACCATAATGATACTTTTCTTTGGGTTCTTACCAATAAACCAGGCTGGATATAGCAAAGAAGTCAGGGCGCTTTTACCGTGTCTCGGCGGAAGGTTAACACAAACCCGATCATTTTCCCCGCGCTCCACCTCCATTAGCTGGTCAGCCAGTATTCTATGATGCTTTCCCACCATATAGTCTTCCTGCATATGTTTAGCGAACGCAATCAAGTCATTCTGGCAGGTTTCTACGTGTTCTTGGCGGTCGAGTTCTTCTAAACTGGCGTTTAGTGACTGTACTTCATAGTCTGACAGCGTATCCAGATTCTGCAGGAGCAGGTTGATCTCCGCTCTAGTGAACTTCAGGTCGTTTTTACTCACCGTTACCACTCCCAAAGGCCTCATCTACATCAAATTCGGCGTCGTCGACCTCCGCCTGGTCTGCCTGCTGCACTATAACGAGCTTATTTAACTTCTCACGCAGGCTCGCACGCAAGTCATCGGCCGTCTGGTGGGTGTGCGTTACTTCAATCCGCTCCGAAAACAGCCCAACGTCGGAAATCTTACCCAGGAGTTCAAGCGCGCGTAGCCGTATCCGGGCATCCTCGTGCTCCGTCTCGTGCAGGAGCTTGTTCATAATCAGGTGACGCACCTGAGTAGCGCTCTCAACGACGCTATGGCCCCATTCTTTGAGGAGCTTGTCTGCAAACAGCAACTGCTGGGGCTTGAGCGCTGCCACGCGCTTCACCGTGGCTTCTTTTGTCGTCTCTATGGGACTTTCGGCGTAGGACATGACGAGCGTGGCTACAGGATCGAGGTCGCCCTCGTCCAGCGGCATAGGCAGGCCGTTCCTGCCCAACAACTCCGCGGTCTTTGCCGCGGCTGCAACGCGATCGCTAAAGTCATCGAGGCCCGGTCCTACCTTATAATAATGCCCACTGCCGGTCTTACTCGGCAGTGGGATGTCCAGGTCTGGCTCAGTGGTTAGCGCCATCTACGGTCTCGCAACAGTTACGCCCATCTGGCCCTGATACTTACCCTTCTTGGCATCGTACGTGAGCTCGGGTTGAGCTGTACGCGTGAACTGAAACTGGCAAATACCCCGCCATGGGTATATACGCACACTATAGGGCGTATGGTTGTGGATTTCCAGCGTTACCTGCCCAGCCCACCCAGGCTCAATGGGAGTGACGTTCACATGGATACCGCATCGGGCGTAGGTTGACTTGCCATTACACACCGCGGCGACGTTATGTGGCATGTCAAACGTCTCAACCGTATGGCCGAGCATAAACCCAAACCCTTCGAGCAAAAAGTACGACTGATGGCCGAGCGGGTGCGTCTTCGCCTCCTCCGCGTCAAACTGATGAATCTTCGCCCGCTCAAGGGGGAGTGGGTGGGTAGAAAAACTGGCCGGGTCTACGATGCGCGTCAAGTCGTCCTCCATTATGACGTCCTTGACGACGTAGGCAACGGGCGACAGCCGTGCGTCATACCCAACCGTCGATACCCCAGCAGAGATGGGCAGCTGCGCGTACTGCTCCTCTGCGAAGTCTTTGAGCATGCCGCGCTGGGCAAGGCGGCGGATCTCGTGGTCAACAAGCAATGTCATGAGAACTCCCCCTGCATAAGGCCATACTTCACGGACTCAAGGATCCACACGATGTCCGCCTTAGTCATACTGCTTGCGAGATACTGCAGTCGATGTCCGCCATCTACAGGGACGTAGCCAATGACCAGCACGTCCTCAAATCCCATCTTAGCTGCATCAGATAGTGTTTGCTCCACGGAGACGTCCTGGGTATTTGGGGGGTTCTCCCCAAACAGCGATACAATTTTATCATTACTCATGCGAACAACTTCTCCAGTTCTTGTAAGTCACGACGAGACAACCCCGGCGCTTTGGATTTGAAATATGATGACATACTATCCGGGTTATCCCCCAGAGAATACGCCGGCTGCAGCAGCTCCAGGTACTTCACTGCGGCTTTAAGTGCCTCCATCTGGCTCTTAGACAGGGTCACAGCGTCTCGCTGGTACTCAACCCAGGCTGCGTACGCCATAGGGCACCAAGCGGCT